CACGTTGGCGTCCTTGCCGTATTGTCGTAGAATGCTCTGAGCACGCCCGCTATTGTACGCCTCATGCGTTAGGTAGTAGGCTACACGTAGCCAATCGGCATCCCAGTTCTTACTCGCATCGGCAAACTCCTGAGCGAGCTTCGGGGCTGATTGTCTCAGCTCGATAGCCCTTGCTGCCTTGTCTCGTATCATTTGCTGGGCAGCGGTTGCCTGATTTTGCTTCAGTAGTATATTCCCCACACCCGTGCGCATTCGGCTTCCTAATGCCGTTATATCGTTGTAGGCACGTGTCTTGATCGTCTGCAGCGCCAACTCCTCCTCATCGGTTAGGGGGATGAAGTTCTTTGACGCTACGAACGCCCTGAACTGCTTATAGTTCATCCCCTTCGCTCGCTTTGAGCCTACGGCATCGGCTAACATGCCGAAGAGGAAGGCGTGCTCAATGACGCCCTTGCTATTGGTGAACTGATCTAAGTCAACGCCAGCCTGACGTAGTAGCTCCTTATCAAAGTCGGTCAGGAACTCAACGCCAAGCTGGGTTGCTGTGAAGACCAATTCTTGAGCTTTGAGTATGTCTAACAGCTCACGTATCTCCGAATTGGTAAAATACATATCTCTTGTCTATTGGTTGCATAAGAAGTACATAAGAGCTGAGTAGGCTATCCCCGCCAACAAGGCGCATAATAGACCAAGGATGCAGTGCTTCTTCAAGGTCTGCATTTCAGCGCTCTCCTCATCATCGCTATTCTTGTATTTGGGCTCGTAGGGGAGAATTTGAATGATCACTCGTTCGTTGCCGTTTGGCGTTGTCTCCTTCCAGCCTACGTAGGTATGATAACCTCGTTTCTCAATCTCCTTGGCGACCTCCTTTGCTTCTTCCTTGACGCTCTTGGTATTTGGGCCATACTGATAGCCTGCATACCACCACTCGCCTTGGTACTTTTCGTTCTCTGCGATGACCTTGTCGGCCATGTCGCTTAAATAGTTATACCCCATAAAGATGTTTGTTTTGTTACTAATCTCTATGGGGTATAACCTTGGCGTGTTATATATTACTTAATCGTCGTCATCGTCTTCCTCCTCTTGGGATGGCTTAGACTTATCTGAGCCGGCAGATTGCTTGATCAGCTTTTGGGCTGCCTTAAACGCATCTTCCTTCTCCATAAAGAACTCAAATTCGTCCTTTTGGCCATAGCGTCTTCGTATCGTGGCGTATCTACCATCGGATGAGAAGAAGTCATAATCATCGGGCCATGACTTTTGCTTCTGTATTTCGGTTGGCATATAGGCTACAATCACCTCACCCCCAGCTTCTAAACCAGCTTGCCAAGCCTCACTGGCGTGCAGAAGAGTCCAGTTGTAAACGCCTTCTTTGCCCTTGAAGTAGTCAAAGCCCTCTGGAATTTTATCCCCATCAAGGTCTCTTACCTCTTTCTTGTCGGCTGGCTTGGTCTCTTCCTTCTTCTTCTGTCCGTTTTCGTACTCCTCTTCCTTGTAGTCGAACTTGAAACCTCTTCTGTCGGCTTCTTCCTTGAGCTCGGCAAACTTACCACGTGAATTCTCCAGCGTCTCGTTCAGTCTCTTGAGCTTGATCTTTCCTACGCCACGGCTGATCTCTCGATTTGCGTGATTTATATTGATTAGCGCAGCGTGTAATAGCTCGTTGAGAGTTTGGTCTTTTAGCCCAGTTAGATCCATTGGAATGCCCCTGCTATCCACGTTGTAGTATTTCTTCTTCTCTTTCTTGGCGGGCTTCTCTTCCTTACCAGCGGGCTTCTTCTTCGCCACGGCTTGGGCTACCATCTTCTGAAGGGCTTCAAGCTTGTCCTGAGACATACCCTCAATCTTATCTTGCAGCTTGCTCTTCTTTGGCGCTCCTCCTTCGGCAGGCTTAGCGTCTTCCTTTGGCGACTTAGCGGCAGGGTCTGGGTTGTCGCCCTTCTGCTTCTTGATTACTCGCCAGTCACCCTTGCCTCCCGCAGCGGAAGATACCCACACCCACTTACCATTGGGGTGAATATCGCCATCTTGACGAACAACTCGTGCCTTCTCGATGTCGTTGTACTCATCGCCCCCCTTTGTTAGTCCTTCGCCCTGATAGGCGGTGGGGAGCTGGAAGCCCTGAGACATTCTCAGGGCAACCATTTGTCTATGCTTCTTGATTATATCGTTCATCGTTGTTGCTTGTTAGATGCCCTTAGCATACTTTTTCTTCAAAGTCTCAAGGCGGTGTATCGCAATCTTCAAGTCGTCAATATCAGCCTGATCGGGGTCATCATTATCTCTCTTGAGATACTGCAAATCTCTCTCTGCATATCTTATTTCATCATCTAAGAACTGCTTGACGGATGGGATGTCTTTGTTTACGTCAAACTTATCTACGGCAAAGCTATAAAATGACTCCTCTCCGTCTTCGAACTGCCAGTTGACCCACACTTCATCGCCATTGTTTTTGTCTTCTTTATAGAGCAGCGTCAAGTGCAAGTCACTCTCAAAAGATACAGAAACGAATGGGTCATTGTATGGCCCTAATTTAACACTTGCCTTATCGCCAAACTTTTCTCTGGCTGATAAGAAGAGTTCTTTGGCTCTCTGTCTTGCCCCTGATGACTTTAGCTTGCTGAAGTTCATTGTCCTTCTAAGATCAGTCATGAACTCATCGTTAGAAATTTGTTCATCAACAGCTCTAACGTGCGTACCATCTGTTGATACCTCATCGAAACCTCTACCCTCGGCAAAGTCCCCATCGTTGTTTGCAATAGCCGTAGCTGAGGCAATAGCTTCGTCCTCATTGTCAAATAGGTAGTAACTACCTTCTTGCTCGACCATCCAAACGAAATCATTGGGGTACTTGTCGGGCTCAAGATCAAACCCAAAGTCCTTGTTCCAGTCCGCTTGGTCTTGCTTCGTCATCTTGATTATAGCGAGGTGCGAACCATCTTGGTAATTCCAAACCTTCTCAGCGCTGCAATTAAGATGTCTTTCAGCATACTCTCGGTTAGCTATTTCTACGTCATGACCATTCAGTCTGGTAGAAAATACGCCCTTACCGCCACCGCTCGCTTCCTTCTCCTTCGATGACTCGTTCTTGAGACCTCTCCTATCAGCTTCCTCTTGCAGTTCGGCAAGTTTTCCTCTTTGGTCCTCAAGCTCCTGAGCTATCTTCTCCTGCTTCTTCTTACCACCGCCAAGGGTAGCTTCGTAGGCAAGTTTGTCTACGTTCTCTTGAACAAGAACCACGGCTGTGATGATGTTCTGATCGGTGAGCTTAGTCAGGTCTATTGGCGAACCATCGGGCGCCAAGTTATAGCGCTTTGTCGCTTTGATGCCCTGAGCTAAGACAGAGCCGATGGCCTCGCTCATCTTCTCACCGCTCTCCTTCGTTACGTCAGCGCTCTTCGTCTTCTTGGCTACAGCGTTCGCTATAAGGCTCTGCAGCTTGATAAGGTCTTCAGCCGACATGTTCTCAAGCGTCTTCATAAGGGCTTCGCTTGAGAGGGCGGGAGCATTGGCGCTCTTCGTCTCCTTCTTGGCGGGAGCGGGGGTGGGTGAGCCGTCCTTTGGCTTCTTAATCACTCTCCAGTCGCCTTTACCGCCAGCTGCCTGAGATGACCAAACCCACTTGCCGTTAGGATGTATGTCGCCATCCTGACGTACCACCCTTGCCTTCTCTATATCATCATACTCTTCAGCCTTTGATATAGCGTCTCGATGTACTGGAGAAAAGCCTTGAGTAAGTCTCTCAGCAACCATCGCCCGATGTCTCTTAATGATTTCATCCATATTTCTCGTTTATAGTTTGGCGCCAACGTTTATCGTCAGCGCTGTGTTATCGTTCATTCTGATGCCTGATACGCCAAAGTACCAGCGCCCTCTTATATCGGCTCCCAAGTCAATCTTCTGCGTCTTGAGGTCTGGCGATAAGCCAAAGCCTACCGACCATTGTAACTTTGGCGCTCTTATTATCGTTGTCTCCTTGGTGACCTCTTTGACTATTGGGCGTATATAGGACTTGGCGCTTGTTAGCTTGTTTTGCTCAACCTCTGCCTCTACTCGGAATATCCCCAGCGTGTCGTTTGAGAAGTCAAGGTCATAGCGTCTCGTGAGGTAGTAGTCCTGCCAGACGCTGAAGAGGGCAGCCGTGTCCGTATATACGAACTTGGGAATTGTATCCCGCAGGAACACCCTCTCAGGGACTGGTTGGTATATCGTATCTCGGTACACTTGCTTCGATGGGACGTATCTCACCACCTCCTTCGTTGTCGTTTTCAGCGTCTCGTTCGAACGCCCCACGAAGTACCCTATGAGGAATGTAGCTACCAATGCCGCTAATGCCCATAGGATGCCTTTAGGTCTGATCTGCGATATTCTCCCTATCAATTCCATTTTCGATTGCTCTTATGACGTTTGACAGCCCCTTGGCGGTCTTCTGTCGCCAGTCCTCGATGAACTCGTTCTCGTACTCGGTGACTACGCCAAAGGGGCTTTTGATAAAACCACTCATGTTATATTACTCGTTCTTTCAGTCTTGCTTCATACTCGCTCACCATCTTCTCAAGCTGGGTGATGCGCTGCTTGTACTCTACCTCTCGTTGGTGACTTTCGCTTTCGAAGTTGCGATAACTCTCAATCAGGGTGTCGTACTTTTGGCGCTCCATCTCTCTCTGCCTCTCGTACTCAGCTCTCATCTCGTTCAGCTCGTTACGGAACGAAGAGACAATTTGGTTCGACAAGTTACGTTCGTTCTGGAACTCCTCATACAGCGAGTCATAGCGGGCTTTCCACCACTCGTTCTTCTCGCTCAGCTCCTTTTGTAGTATATCATACCTGCCCTTCCAAAACTCCTCGTTCTTGAGGTCTGCGGCTGCCTCCTGCTCTCTTACCTCTTGAGTGTATTTCTTCTGGTCAAGTATACGGTTGATGACTACGTAGCCAATACCGCCAGCGCCAAAGAGGATAGATATCACCTCAATCAACTTATCTCTTAAAAGTTCATTCATCCTCTTCTATATTGCATTTACAATCATTAATCTCCTTTCGCAGCGCCTTCTTCGCCAACTTGTTATATTCGCATCGGCACATATCGCTCTTGATAAGGAAGGATATTTGCTCAACGAACAAAGATATAATTTCTGATTTGGCGACATAGTACTCTTCTAACTCAACTGGGCGGGAAGCGGTACAGATGTAAAACAAACACTTGGCTTGGGAGCTGACTCGCCAAAAGAACTTTGACCACGTCTTATCGCTTGACTTAACATAGCCAAACTCTCGCCACCTCGTCTTCGGCATCGCTATATCAAGCGCCTTGCTGAGGTTGTAGGCAAAGTCCCTACCTATTGGCGAACAAAGGCTATTAAGACAAAGCGACCCACCGCTGCCCTCGTCTCGGTGAAAGTCTATCCCAATGCTTATATCGTAGGTCTTGTGAGAGCGAAAGACGCTGAACACGTCTCTCGCTCTCCCTATGTGAACCTCAATGCCTATCTCCTTGAGCGCTTTCGATAGGTCTTTGATAAACTCTCGTGATAGCCTATCGAAGCGCCTGCACGTTAAATAAACTGATCTGCACATGTCCTTACTCGTTATATTCTTCGTTGTTCTGTTGGGCAGAGAAGCACTTCCAACCCTCGTAGGTGTAGATGAACTCGTAGAGGACATTGCTACTCAGCGACAGTTGGCGTACCTTCTTGCCGTTGGCGAGCGTGAACATCTTGTGATTGACGTTCCCCATGTAGTCACTAATACGAACAGCTATGCTGTTTGTCTTGGTGCCCTCTATCCTACCGCTCGCTAATATCTTGACGCTTTGTCCGTATATAGGCGTTGGAGGTAGTACAATGACATCATTTCTTGATAAAGCATCCGTATTGTTCGCACCTCTAAACCCACTATCTATGTGAAAGAACGTATCGAACTGACCAAGGTAGATGTCTGCAGTGGTCTTTTCAGCTCCTTCATCGCTCCTTTGGAAGCGACTGAAAGGCGGTGCTGGAGCTCCAGCCTTCCTAATAGGATCATATAAGTAGTTATATACCAACCCTCGGACTAACAAGCGGTCAAACACCCCTCCGTACCAGTCAAGGTTGGTAAATATAACGTTTTCTTGTAGGTCTAATTCATTAAAATTACTACCGCCATTTGTATTTTCTCCAACACTCTTTAAGTCCACTGTGCCGTAGACACCAGCGAAGATAATGCTATTGTTATCTTGGGAAGATTGTAATGGGTTGCTACCAACAACCTCATTATCAATCAAGCTCTTATTAAAAACGCCAAGGACGCTCGTAACAATACCAAATCTGTTTGTTCGCTTTTCTCCGTAGAGCGAGTGCAAGCCACGCTTCATTGTCCAATAGACAATAGAGCTACCCGAACTCACCAAGCCACGTTCGTCAGCTGCGGTTAGCTTTGTTAGAACATCGGGATAAGCGCCAACGTACTCGGTGTACGTAGAGGTAGTAGAGCTGAAGTGATCGCTAACGACAGACAAGCCCTTGCCGCTGAGAGATACCGCTGTTTCTCGCCAAGCGTTATTCCCCGCTTCCTTCTTCCCTGAGGATAAGCGTACCGCCCCGCCCTCGTTGTTCTTTGCTACCTTATAGTAGAGGGCAAGCGTACCTCGCTTCAGGTCATAGTAGTTCGTAGCGTGCGTTAATCTACCAACCCCTGAGATACCTAACAAGTTCAACTGCCCTTGGAGCTTTTCGATAGCCTTGTTCAGGTCTTCGTTTGGTAGTACAAGCATCTCCTCCCACTTACCATTCACGAACTCCTTAGCCTTGAACGTTGGCGCTGTCTTTAGGTAGTCGCTGATATTACGGATCCAATACATGATCTTACCAATGGCGCTTTGTACGCTATCATTCGTATTGACGTATTGGGCGGTTGTAGCCTCGGTATAGTCAGCGCCAATAGATATGCCATTTGAGGTCTTGAAGCTCTTTAGCCAAGCGTTGTATTTGCCGACTATCATATTGAGCGTATCACCTCTACGAACATCTACTGGGGTTGGGTAGCTTATCGGGTCATCCTGCAACGTCTTGTTGAAGATACGCCCCGATGACGTTGCTTCGCTTATCTTGTCGTATATCTTGGCGGGTAGGTCTTGGCTATTCTTAGCTATCTTCTCAAGCGTACTCGTCTGTTTGAGTATCTCGGTGAGATAGGTATCGTAGCTCACCAAACCGCCCTTTCTATCAAGGACATTGGCTATGGCGTCCTTGATTGAGAAATATAGCCCGTTTCGCCAACCCAAGCTATTCCCTGCGTCTTGGCTAATTAGACGGCTGAGGCGGTATTTGAGTAGCTTGTAATTCCCGCTTCTTTGTCCCTTGGCTAATAGGTAGTCATCGATGTTTGGCGTCTCGGTATCGGTGAACCTGCTGTGATTAGCTTTCAGATTTCGTACCTTCACACTTGCTAATACAGCAGTGCTTTCGGTTCCGTCAAAGCGGACACTGCTGTGATTAGCTTTCAGA